GCTGGAAGAGGGCCAGCCCCAAGTGGTAGTGGAAGAAGAGGAGTGTTGCCAGCAGGAGAAATTCAACAAGTTCTTAATCAAATCACAGGAGGGCAACCTGCGGGCACAATGGTCAGTGGATTTTTCAGAGGTGCTAAACAGTGGCGAACCAAAGATGTTGAAGGCAATATGGTGAGAATATTCCAAACGCCAGATGGAACAATTTGGAAACAATATCCAGGAGCAGCCTTTACAGGTGGACGCCCTATGTATCAGAGATTTAATGCAGATGCTAAAAAGTGGAGTATGCCAAAGAGTGATCCTGCATTAATTCCGAAAATGCAAGGTGGCAGCATAATGATAGAAAAAGGTGGTCTTGCAGAGTTACATCCAGGTGAACTAATAGTTCCAGCAGGAATTGCTAGAAGTAAAGGTCCAGTAACAACTGTTGATCCTCTTCTTCCTGGTACAAACGGAGATGTTGAAGATGAAATAAGAAAAGAAAGATTAAATCAAAAGGGGGAAAGTACAGAAGTTGTTAGTTCTGAACTAGAAGGTATAGAAGAGAATAGTGAAAGTAGTGCAAAGAGTTTAACACAAGTTGTGGGGGTATTGGCTGATATAAGAAAGCTGTTAGCACCACGTAAACGACGCCGTAGTCACGATTCTGGTGAGGATATTGAAGAGGTAGCTCTCCTAGATGAAAATCTACCAACTGAGTGGCCTAATGCTCAGTTGGGCTATTCTCAGCCAGGCATTAACTTTGGCATTAACGATATGGCATAATTTTTACAGATATGATATTTCTTTTCTATATATTAATATAAACTAATCTAGGAGGATAATGCCGAGAGCGACAATACCAAGTGGTCGAATGGCCATTTTGGAACATTGTAAGTTAATAACATTTTGTGGAACTGTTTGCTTCAGAATACTTCCAGATATTACCGATAGCAAAAATGCAAATTATACTCACGAGACCATAATCGGCAGAAGTTCTCCAGTTGTAATTTTCAGTTATTCAGAACCTCGCACTATCCAAGCAGAATTACATTTCATGATTATGCAGTGTGAGGACATAGAAGAGAATCTTAGAAGTTTAAATATCATTCGAAGTTTAGCATATCCTGGTGGTCCTGATGGACAAGCACCTTATACTCCACCTCCCGTATCAAAATTTATTTGTGGACATTTGTTAGATGGTCCTGAAGGGATATGTGTAATACTAAGAGCGTATAGTGTAAGATTTCCAACGGAAGTCGCTTGGGATAACAACGATCCAAATAGTATTGTGCCAAGTTATTTACCGTATCGTTTTAGTATTAGTACTACTTGGGAGGTGGTATACGCCTGTAAAGATTTGCCTACTAATCAATTAGTTTGTAATGAATTGGTTAATAATGAAAATAGTTGGTGTGCCATAGACAAGGGTTTGTAAGATGCCTAATTACTTTGAATATTCAGATTTTAAAGCCAGAGATAGAATCACTAGAGGGAGTAGATACCGTAATGCTAGGATTGCTTATTATACTGAGGATAGAAAATTAACTCTTACGATTTACAAAAGAATTCCATTTCAGTTCAATAATTACGACAAATGGTTCCAGATTACTCCTGTTTATGAATATAGACCAGACAAAGTTTCATATCATTATTATGGGGTGGTAGATTTTTGGTGGAGAATAATGGAAGCGAACAATATGAAGGATATCTTAGAGTTTAAGGCTGGAAGAAATATTCGGTTACCTTCAAATAGTTTTTAAAGGAGAACAATGGCTGTAGGTTTTTGTGATCAAGAATCATTTGACTGTGCTGAACCTGAGTATAAAGATGCATTCAGTTGTCCAGCGGAAGATGATCCAGATGTATTAAAGCAGTTTAATCCAGACGTACTTTGTCAATGTTTAGATGAAGATGGCAATCCTTCCTTTGTAGTGCCAGCTTTCGGTGGTCATGTTGTAACATGTGGTGGGCCTATACCTGCACCTACGGCTGATCCAATCTTTTTCCCATCGAATGCTAAATTCGGAACACTTCTTAGTGGCACAATGATTTCGCCATTTGTGAGAATTGGATTCCAAAAGTTTGATTCATTTAGCAAAGATAGATGTGAACGAGCTACCAATAGAACTGTTATAACAACTGGAAATTTATCACAACCTGGCATTTTAGGTCTAGATGAAAATGATGATTCTATTTGTGAAAATCCAGAGACTAGAACATCGGAATGCTGTCATGCATCTATTAAAGCTTTTCAATATGGATGGGGAGCAGTTGACGCAGGAAATCGATGCAAAATAACTATTTTTGATCAAAAAGGAAGCAGTTTTGAAGATTGGGTGCAAAGACTTATTGTTTCTTTGGAAGGCAGTTCTAAAGCTGTATTGGGCATCTACCACATGAAGGTTCAATTTGGCTGGTACGTAACTGGGGGTGATGAAGATGACGATTGTGGACAGTCAGTTGCTACTCCAGGAGAAGAGCCGATGGTTGGGCAAAACTCCTCCCATTTAATTTGCAGTCCAGTTTTGTGGTTCCTTCCAGATAAAATAACCGTTAATGCAACTGACAATAGGTTTATTTATGAGCTTGAGGGTGTTGACTTACTTGTTCGAGGACAAGAATTTATGGTAGCTCAGACTTTTGGTTCTGATACAGAGCCAAGGTTTTTTGTTAGTGCAGTATTGGATTTAGCTTGTAATTCCCATCCACCCTTTACTGTTGAATTTAAGACTAGGCTATTAGATGGTAATATTGCACCATTTATTGCATTCAAAGTGTTAGACGGTGAAGCTCAAAGTCCTGAAGCTCCAACTGCACCTACTTTTGGTCAACTTACAACTGGTGGTCCGTTCCGAAGATGGACTTGTTATGAACGACCTCCATTAGCTGTTATTCATGAATGGCTCAAACAAGGGGTTGTAGCACTTCAGCCAGAAACTGGCAAAGAAATCGGCATTACTATGAACTATGACTCAACTTTTGATCGAGTTTTAGAAGGACAATCTTGTGAAGATAACAAACCAGAAGTGGGCAGGCTGATCATATGGGCAGATGCAATTCCATCATTTAGGGGCAATCTTCCTGATATTGAATTAGACAAAAGAATGGTTGCCTTTTATTGTGTGAATGGTGGAAATTGCAGTCCAGTTTATAGTTTCAATCCAATGATAAGATGGAATTTCCAGCTTGGTTTAAAGTCTGGTGGCGGCTACATGCCAGCAGGTGAAAAACTAATAAAATCGCTAGAAGCTCTTAGTAAAATATTGGGTGTAAACACACAACAATTAGAGGGTATTGTTTCGGGTGCTAGAAGTTATCAAAAACTTCTTACAGTGGCATCAAGTGTCCAAGCTGGACAAATGAAGAGGCCAACATTAGAAACTTTAAAAGCTACTATTTTACATACAGCGGCCAATCTTTATTTTCACTCAGTTGAAGCAGAATTAAGAATTCAAGGAGACCCATCTGATTTCTACTGCTCACCATTGTTTGGTTACGGCAGAACGATAGGAATAGTATTTATAAATCCCTATTTTATAACAGAAAGTGATGATGGTATAGATGGATGTCCAGTATGGAGTACTCTGACAGATTCTTCTTGCAATAGTATTTTAACGAACAAGGGGTGGTTTATTACTGGTGTTCAACACCAAATTAAGGAAGGCTCATATGTAACAATCATTAAGATAAGGCTGCCTGTTCCTGGTGGAGAGTTATTCCAAAATGAAGCTGGTGCATCTCCGGTAGGTTTTGGTGGTTGGAGTAAAGGTTTTACAGTGCCGCAAGGTGGAACTTCTGCCTGTATTGACACTTATCCTTTAGGATCACAGTCTTCAGTGTTTGGAACATCGAGTGATAGTGGTCAATGTCCTATTGGTGCATTTTTTGTTGGTGGTGGAACTGAATGCGAAGGTGACTATACAACTGTCTAAAGCAATGAGGAGAAATGATAAGAGATATAAAAAGAATTTGGAAAGCATTAAGGAGACATGACAAGTGGATTAGGAATTTTAACTTTGAGAAGTTTTTCAAATTCTTCTTTAAAAGAAAACTAAATTTTTATAATCAATCAACTTGGTATCGTGGCGTACATCTTGCTTTGTGTGTAGATACAAGAGACCCATTAAAGCAAAATAGAGTTAAGTTCTTTAGTCCTGTTCTTCATATCCCTATTACAGGTGGTGAAACGGTTATTCCAGGAGCCGATGATGCTCCCGACAGGCGTTTAAGTGTTGTTACTAAGATTTCGGAACTAGATTGGGCATATCCAATCTCGTCAATGGGTGGTTTTGACGATTGCGGATTAACTTGGGTTCCTCCTCCAGGTTCTACAGTGTGTCTAATTTTTCAACACGGCAGTCCCGATGCTGCATTTTACATTGGAACGACATGGCATAGAGATCGTGGGCCAGTAGGCGATCACCTGGAACAGTGGAACTACGACATTCCTGAATACAATAAGATATTTGAAGGTCACCGTAGTGGCTATATGGTGGGTGCTAATGACGAAAGTCAAGTTCTTCCACCGTGGAATACAGATAATTATCAAGGGCTTGACGCTGATAGCACAGTTGATATTGATATAGTTCCCGGATTAGTTCCAGGAGTTGCAACAAAAACCACATATCCTCATATTTATGGTTTTAGAACTCCTGAAAAAGCACATTTTAAAGTGGATGATGGTGACCCACGTTGCAATAGACGCTGGAAAAGAACAGAGATTATGTCGAGTATGGGGCATTTATTCTTAATGAAAGATGATCCATACCATCATTGTGGTGAATGGAACAATCCACAATGTCACATATCTTATGTTGACATAATTCCGTCTATCTGTTTTATGTCAACTTCAATAATCAGCTTGACATTTCCGGATAGCGGTATTGTAGAAACAATAGAAGTACCTCTTGGCTATGTTTGTCCACAAGGCCCAGAATTCTGTTCAATAATACCTGAAGAAATTCCAAGTCTGATAGTTGAAGAAGAGTATTTAGGTACAGAACATCTTTGTCCTCAAGTGCTTCCATTTCCGTCATTAAGCACGATGCCTGCTGAATGCATGGGTGTTTTAAGAGGGTTAACTGATTTCTGTTTCACATTTAACAACGAAGGTAAAAACAAATACCACAAACATCGACAAGAATGTTTTCCTTATTTGTGTAATCATTGTGGTTTACCTCAATCTGGAATGCAACTTTTATCACGTTCTGGTCATTCGTTTGTCATGGACGATTCAGTTGAACAACCAAGAGAAAGGACAGAATGGGAAAGAACATTAAAAGAATTTGATATGGATGGTTGTACTGGTAATTTCAAAGGTCGAACATACTGGAGATCAGCAACTGGGCATTATATAGAAATGGTTGATATAGAGGATCAGCCTAAGATTAGAAGCATTAGAAATGGAATTAACATCGTTACAGCTAGTGGTAATTCTATTTGCATGAACGACCACTCCAAGCCAGCAGGAAATGATCCAAATAAACACGAATGTTTTGCTGGTGAACAAAGAGGAATTTTCGTCACCAGTACTTCTAATCACAAGATTGAAATGGCCGATAACACAAATCGGCAGTGTAGTATTGAGAGGAATGGATGTTCAAAACCTGGACCTTATGCAAAAAGAGCATTTGTAAGAATAAGAAGTGGTTATGGTTTATCGATAACAATGGCGGATAACTTCGATCAAATAAAGACAGATCAACAATTTATTCAAATTATGGCACCTCAAACAGATAATTTGACGAGAGGACCACATATGTTGCATATGCAGGAACGCCCTCAAGGTCCTGGACAAATATTTTTACGTGCTGGAGGCGATTATATAGTACACAGTTATGACCAAATGGTTGAAGTAGTCGGTATAGAAAAGGATAATCCTGCTGATAAGTTAGAATTTATCTCTAACAATAAAATTTTAAGTATTAAAGATGTATATTTTAATCGAGCACATACGCACGTATTTTGGGCAGATGACTATATATTTTTACTAGCAGGCAAGGATTGCGAAGACGACGAAGGAAATGGCGAGCCTTGCGTGTATCCTGTATGTATAGCTTTTCAAGCGATTCCGGAATTTGTTTCTGCTGTTACAGGAATTCAAGCAAGTGAGCATGTATTTGCTTCATCCTTGCGAAGACCTGACGATCCATGTGAGGGAATAGCCAGCGAAGGGTCAGTTGGAAGTTAATAGGTAAAATAATGGAAAGATTTCGTGGATTATGTTATCCAATTACCAGAAGTTCAGTTGGTTTATTGCGAAATACAGATGACTTATCGCAGTTAAAGGCTGATATGGCTGCAATAATTTTAACTGTTCCTGGTGAGCGGGTTATGCAACCTGATTTTGGCACAGATTTAGTGAGATTTAATTTCAACCAACCTCAAGAATTGGTTATGCAAGAAGTCCGTCAACGAGTAGCTAAGTCGCTTAAAAAGTGGGAAAAACGTGTTCAAGTCAACGATGTTCTTGCTAATTTATTTGTCAATGAGGATAACGAGATGATAATACAAATAAGAGTATTATTTATCGATCCTGTGAATCTAAAGAAAGTTGAACAGTTGAATATAGAGAAATTTATCGGAGTTTACGATGGCAGAAATATGCCCTTTTGAAGTTATACCATTAGAACAATCTAAAATCAAGGCTACAATGCCTTTTAAGAATTTAGATTATACGAATCAAGAATATTGGTCTTTAAAGAGAAAAATTCTTGAAATAATCAGGAAGAACTTTCAAAATGATTTTGTTGATTTTACTGAATCCTCTTTAGCGGTAATGCTTTTAGAGTGCTGGATATTTTTAGCTGATACATTATCATTTAAGATTGATCAAATAGCCAATGAACTCTTTATTGATACTGTTACTGAAACCGAAAATGCTTTTCGACTGTCTAAACTATTTGGTTTTCAGCCATCACCTCCTGTTCCTGCAAGTGCAATGTTTTTAGCTACTGTCAGTTCTCCATTTCAACGAGATGTTCAGATTGCTGCACCATTAATTATGAGGACAGAAACAAGCAGTGATATTAAACAATACGAATTATATGCAGCGGACAGTAACAACAATCCAGTTTATGGTGAGCCAATCATTATTCCTTCAGGAAAAGTTTACAATAAATCTATAGTTGGTATAGAGGGAAGAACATTAACTGCTTTCTTTACTAGCACTGGTGAAACTTTCCAGATATTTGAACTACCAGTTAGCAATGTATATAAAGGTTCTATACGTGTTGCTGTAGATAATGTTATTTGGGATCAAGTTGAAACCTTTACAGATTTTCAACCACGAATGGAGTATAGAGTAGAATGGAACTCTAATTATAAGCCTTATGTTATATTCGGAAATAACAAATCTGGTTTAATTCCGCCACAAGGTTCTAAAATAGCCGTAAATTATAGAACTGGCTTAGGTTCTCGCGGAAATATGATAACTGGGGCAATAGACGATAAAGTGTATGCATTTGTCGCTGGACAAGATCATCGTGTTACTGTATTCATCAAGAACTATACCAAAGGCGAGTTTGGTTATGACGGAGATGGAATTGAAGACATACGTCGCAAACTGCCTCTTTACATGGGAATACAAAATAGAGCCGTTACTGGAAATGATTACAAACTTATAACGGAACAATTTCAAACAATAACAAATGGGATGATAGGAAAAGCAACTGCCGTTCTAAGAAATCATGGGTGTGCTGGAAATATCATTGATATTTACATTCTAGCTATGGAAGGTAATGATGACTTGACTAATGCCAGTCCTAATCTCAAAAGCGGTTTAAATGAATACTTAAACAAGAAAAAAATGTTAACTGACCACATTTGTTTAAAAGACGGTGAAGTAGTTTACGTTGATATACACATTGATGTTATATTAAGCAGTTTTCAAAAAAGGTTTGAAAAAGACATCAGAGAAAGAATTAATCGTAGAATTGATGACTTCTTTATTTTAAGTGCCTGGGATTATGGGCGACCATTGGTGGAAGCTGATATAATTAAATTGTTGTCGGACATACAAGAAATTTCTAGCTTCAATATAAATTTCACAAGTACTAAAGGCTTGGAGAGTGGAGATGACAGTAACGTTGTTGAGGCTAAATACTATGAGATAATTAGACCAGATAACATTTATCTCTCTTTTACTTATAAAATGCCAGAAGAATGATTGAATTTAAGAAGATTGATGATTCCCCAACTGTTTCAGATGTTGTCTTATTTGAATTAGAAACAAAAGACGAAAAAGGCAACTTGGTTAATCCTTCGTCGGTAGATAAGGTCGTAATTTCTTTTCTAGAAAAGAA